GAAACCCAGCGACGACTAAAATAACCTTCTGTTGCTGCTGCGGCTATATCAAATTTTGTTCGCCAATGTTCTAACTCCTGAAGTTCTGAAATTTTTGATGGTTGATTTAGATGGAGTTTAAACGAAATTAAATCTTTTCCTGTATATCCTAATGTGTATAAATGAATTACTGCAATTTTTTCAAGCTCTGAAATAATACTTCTCTGTAATCTTGTTATTGTCCTTGCAAAGCGAATATCTTTTTGCGCTAATGTTGTCTTATCTTCGCCGCCGCCACCTTCTTCTCCCTGTGTAAGATAAGATGCTGGGATTTTAAGAGCAGAAAACAATTTATCGCGAAGATACTTAACATCATCAATATCTCCTGTATAAGTTCCGCCAGGAAGAGATTCGATTCTAGTATTAGATGTTCCGCCGCGAACGGGAATAAAATAATCCTCATCAACACTCATTGGATTATAACGCAAATCGACTCGACCATTATCTTGATCGATAACTTGATTTCTTTTCATTTGAGTTACAATTTTTTGCATATGACTTTCGACTTCTTTTTCAGGAATACCGCCGACATCAACATAAAAGACCCTTCGTTCTGGCGAGCGAACAATTCGATATGCCATCATTGCATCTTCTAATAGCATTAATTGTCTCCAAATTCTGCGGGATGCTTCAAGAACGGAAGTTCCATAAGGAGCATATTTATCATTACCTAAAATTCTAAAATGTGCTGTCTGCCAGTTCTCAAAAGTTAAACCGCCGCTATTCCATTGATACTGAACATAATTAGGATTTGTTTTATCTTCTCCCTCAAGACGTTCAATTTCTTGCGATGGTAAACCTATTATAGATTTAATACCCAAATTTTCATCAATGTCCAAATATAAAAAATAATCTCCATATTTACACATTGAACGGCACCAGCCATATAAATTGAATTCAATATTTAAAACACTATAAAAAAGTTGATTAAGAATTTCTTTTATTTCTTCATTTGGGCAATTAATGGTAAGAATATTTTGCAGTGGAGAAGAAGTAGTCATTTCGTCAGCATATATATCTAATGCTGATGCAATCTCAGGCATATATTCCATTTGATCAAAATCAACATATCTTTCTGATCGAGCAGTATTGGCGCCTGCTTTTGCATAAACATCTTGAAAAGCACTATAAGAAGTTTTTTTAAAGCTTAAGCCTGCCGCTGATTGAAATTTATACTTATCCAGTTGCCATCTTTTAAGTTGTCGTGGGTTTTGTCGTTGGTACTGCGTAAGTGGTCCAGATAACATTTTTGTCAATGCTTTAAACAAAAAAGAATCGGGGTTTCGTGGATTATTTTTATTATTGTGTGCCATTGTTTATCCTTTTATTAGCCAGCCAAAGTTTTTATAGTTTTCTTGTGCTTCCCTTATTCTATCAAAAGATTCTTCCTTTTTGTAGCCCCGCATACCAGGAATTAATGTATTCATTGTTGTATTGGAACTAATCATGGAATTTAAAAATGCTCTTTTATATTGTAAATCTTTTGTATTCTCTTCAAGAACCGTATCCCGAACCCAACATGCAATTGCTAAAGACATTACAAGGTCATCATTGTAACCTCTTTGAGCCTCTGGTCTGCCGTTTCTCCAAACAAAAGTTTTAAGCTCTTGATATATCCTAACAGAATTAAGAGTAATTAGTCCATTTCTTATGAATTCTTCAAGCTTTGCAACAATTAAAGGGCGTGTTTTCTGTGAGGTTGTAAAGCCTGGAACAGAGTTTGAAACATTTTCTGCTTCATATTGTTCAATATATTCATGAGTTCCCTTAACAGAATAATATAGATTTGGATAACCGGCTTCAATGAGTTTTTCCAAAACTGAGAAACCGATATTATTATTTTCGACAATGAGCATGGCGTCACCATATTCTTTTCCTGCGTCGAATAAGATTCGTGAAAATAAATCGGTCGTAGGTTTTCCGCGATATTCTGCCACTTGTTCCATCGTCTTTGTATTAAAAATGTGGAAAACTGAATAATCATTTCCGTCTCCCCGCGAAACATCACCCACAAGTAAGTATTTATTTTCTGGTTTATATTCCTCCCAAATCCAAAAGTTTCTATCAAATCCTGTTTGATGTTTTGGTTCTGAACATAACTGTGCGATCTTATTTAGATCATCTGGATTTATGACTGTTTCACCGGAAGCGTTGAAAGAGCATTCATACTCTTGGGCAACACGTCGTTTTGATAAGTTTCTTGTTGTTTCTTCAAACCATTTTTTATCTCGTTCTGGGTGAAGTGTCCAATGAAGCTTTGTTGGATAAAAATCATTCTCTCCTGTTTCGGACGCAACATATGTCTTGTGGAACCAGTTTCCAACACCATTTGGGGACGAGAGGGCGACACATCGACCACCAGCAGCCATTGTGGGTTGGAGTGCTGTCCACAGTTCATCAAAACCTTCAATGTGTGCGGCTTCGTCAATAACCAATAATGATAATGCCTCTGAACGACCAGCGTCGGCTGATGTTGATGATGCTTTGATTTCTGATCCATTATTTAGCACGAAAGAAGAACGATTGTCGATTGCGATGGATGCTATTTGATCAAACCAAGGCGGCAATAACTTAATCATTGCCTTAACTTTTTTAACAAGATTTGCTGCTGTGCTGAACTTGGTTGCGATAACAAGAATATTTTTATCACGATGGAATATCATCATCCATGAAACATACGCAGCAGTTATTGTTGAAATTCCCATTTGACGGGATTTTAAAATAACATTGTTTCGATAATCATTAAATTTTTGTAAAAGTTCTTTTTGAAAATCCCAAGTCTTGAATGGAATTTGACCGCGCTGCGGGTGAGCAATTTTACAATAGTTATCTATAAAATAAACTGGGTCTTTGCCACACTTGACAATTTCTTTAACAAGTTCTTTTTTTGATAGATACTGGGACATACATGGTAATTAGTCTTATGCTTTAACTTCTTTTTTGATTTATGAGACTTAGAAATTCTTCAAGCTTTCCACTCATCACATCAGATTTTATTTTATCCTGGTCTTGTCGCCATTGAGCTTGCATCGCACTAATTTCATCTTCTACTTTGTTTTTTTCGTCCCATACTTTTTGGAAGGCTTGTAAAGTATCCATGTTCGGATTCGCACGGAATTTATCTGCGAGTTCATTTGATTGAATTAGTTTTTCTAAAGCCTCTTTTTGTGATTTAGCTATTTCTTTTTGCAACGCATCTTGACCCTCCATTGCTTGATCAAATGCTGATTTTACAACTTCTTTTTCTTTTTCTACTTGAGCATCCATCGCAGCGTCGGCTTTGGGACTCTTAAGTGCTTTTTGGAGTCCTTCGGGATCATCGGCAACTTTATCTATAGCTTTTTCAACTGGGCTATCTTCTACCTTGGCTGGTGCTTTTCCGCCGCCTTTGGCACCACCTTTTAGTCCAAACGCTTTTGCAGTTTTAGGATTTGCTGACAACTTCTTCCTTAACCAAGCTTCAGCTTTCGGTGCAATCTTTTTACCATCAACTGTAATTTCTTCAGCAATAACTTTAAGAGCACGAGCAAGATTCTTCTTGTCGATACCTTCAGATAACTTTTGTTTTCCGGGCGGTTCTTCGTCCCGCTTACCTTTTACATTTTCTGGCTTCTTGGTGCTAGGAAACTTATCCTTGCCCATGCCGAGGAACTTTTTAAATGTATCGTCTAGGCGTTCTTCGACAGTGGTGCCTACGCCTGGTTCCTCTGGAATTCCGCCAATCTTAAACTTTTGGCTTGCTTGAACCCAAGAACGAATACGGCTCATACTTTGAACCAAAATATTTGGTTCTTTATCTTCCTTGGATAAGGTAAGTGAGTTGCCTGTGACTTTTTTATATTCTTTTTTAAGGTAAGAAGCAACATCTTGAAGTCGTTGTGCGATTTCACCTTCAAAATCCCCTTGGTAAACTTCTTTAAGTTTAATCTCCCCATGATACCTAATGATTAACATGTTTCCTGAAATGCAAACATTGAACCCATCCATCACTCGTTTATCAAGCATGGGATTTCCATCTTCTCTTTTGAGACCAACTTTTAGTGGTTCACCCTTTTCGTCAAGGGCACCATCATAAGCATTTGATGCTGCTTGCGAGATTCCGTTTACAATATCTATAATGTTGCTTTTTTTAGCCACTTATTTATTCCTCTGATGCTCCACCGAATACTCCTTGCTCTTGTGGTTCATCACCTTGGTCTTCTGATTCTTTTACTTGAGATAGTCTTCCCGTTGCAAGACTCTTAGCAAGTTGTTGGGTATAAGCCGTAACACCGGCAACTGATTTAGAAAATTTTTCTAATGAGCCCTTTACGTTTTCTGGTGCGTTCATCAAATCCTCACCGAAAAGCCCTTCCATGTCGCCCATAAAATCAACAACAAGTTCACTTAATTTATTGTTAAAACCATCAACACGAGAAGCAGCCATTTTTATACCTTTAGCAACTTTAGGATCTTTAAGTTGATCAAGTGCTTCTTTATCCCCTGTCCAAGCTGACTTGCCCAATGTTCCAATATTTTTAAAAATTTGACCAATCCCGCTTCCAGTGCCTTTTGCTTTAGCTGTGAACCTGTCTAAAAATCCTTCATCAAGATTGCTTATTTCTTCCTCGATGATTTTTTCTAATTCTTCTTTTGTGAGTTTAACTTTTTCAACCATTGCTCTTCACGCTCCTCGACGTATAAAATATAACACTTAAAGCAGCATTTATATTTCGCCATATATAAATCATCTTTCATGCTGAAAGAATAAACTTTACATTCTGGACAAGTGCGCTTTGATTCTTTCCTAAATAGTTTCTTGGGTATTAAAACGCCATCAACTTCTATCTTCTCTTTTGGTCGATATGTTTTGGCTATTTTTTTTATTTGTTGGAGGTATTCTTTTTCTTTTGCCGGATCCCAAGTTGCTTTGGGATTCTGGATTGTTTCATCTCCATATTTTTCTTGAATGGCTTTTTCGACTTTGATAAGGTTGTCTGGATCTTTCATTTGGCAATCTCTGCTGCCGCGAAAAAGATTGCTATTGATGCGACAATGCCAATGACGGCACCACCGCTGAACCATAAAATATCATAGTTATTTGAGTTTACGGCAATATCTTGTAAGCGCCTTATTTCTTCATCTTGTGCTGAAACAATAAGATTATATTTTTTCTTTTCTATTTCTAGTTCCGCTTCTAAAAGTTCTGTGTCTCGTATACATTTTGCTTTCTGTTTGTCGGTTTCATATCCAACTCTAAGATCGCATTCTTGTTTTGATTTTTCTTTATCTGCTAATATTTTTGCGGTTGCGACTGGATCGAATAAGGTTCCAGTGAAAGGTGCTTCTTCTCCTTTATTTAGGAAAGTAAACTTACCTGTTGTGCTTGTTGTTGTTTGTGCGAATACTGTTGAGCAGGTAAAAATACAAAGAAATATGATTATATTAATCGTTTTTATTAGGAACATATTGAACTCCAAACTTTTCTGAAAGTTCTTTTGCTAGGGCATCATGATCAGAATGAAACTTTTTGACAGTTTTTTTGATAATACTTTTTTGCCTGTCGCTTACTTCTTTGTTCATTTTAGCATACTCTGCCTCTATTTTTTGAGTAGCATTTTCATATTCTTTTTCTATGCGTTGTTTTTCTTTTATTTTTTCATTCTCTGCGTTTTCTATTGCTGCTTTTTGTTTTTCGTATGATTCTTTTTGAGCATCAATAATTTCTAATGCTTTATCGCTTTTGCTTTTGAGCAAGAGTCCCATAATA